ACATCCTTTTTTTCTCCAATGGATGATACCAAGTCAATTGTTAATGAGAAAGAAGGTTGAAAATATGGCAAAATTTGTTCTAAAATTTGCAACATATCATCATTATATTTTGCCATTATACTTAATTTTATTCCCAAATTGTATGGGACTGGCATATAAACTTTTACTGCTTTATTTTGGTTTTCCGAATTTAATGTTTTAAATGTCTGTACAGTAGATACCTTTCTGCTTGCATCGTAGTTTATACTAGACAACTCAAATGACATACGAGGAAGAGTCATTGCAACTCTCTTTCTCAAATCTGGTTTTTGTTCTAATCTTGCTAAAAACTTTTGTACTGGTCCGTATGCAATTGGGACTTTAATTAAACTATAATCTGTTCCATCCTGCTCTTCGTGTTTAATTAAGATATTATTAAAAAGCGTGCCAAAAGATATGACTGTCTTCCTTATAATTTCGTGGTAACTATAATTTCCTAACATAATGAAACATTTATAACTATTTAGTAATCACCAAAAGGATTTCTTTGCGAAAAGTCCAATATTGAATCTGATTCGTTCTCTATTTCAATATTTTCAGCATATGGATCGTATAAATCATCGGATTGGATAGAAAATACTTTATGAGTTGCTTTAGAACCAACAATTAATTCACCAAGAGCAAAGTTGCCATTTGCTATTGAAACTTTGAGAACCTTAGTATCTGCATCCCAATCTTTAACGTATGCTGTTGTTCCTGTGGAAACTCCTCTGATTGACTCATTAAATATAAAGTTTCCAGTGGAAGTTCCAACAGGAGAGGACAATGTAATAGATGGGAGTGAAGTGTATCCAGCACCGGTATTTGTATATCTAATTGCTGTAACTATTCCGGAAGAATTTATAAATGCCAATGCAGTTGCATTTGTGCCACCGGAAGGTGCAGAAGATATTGAAACAGTAGGTGCAGAAGAATAACCAGATCCATTAGTTAATACTGATATTTGTCCAAGAGAACCATTAGAAATGACTGCTGTTGCGATTCCACCAGTTCCAGTATCACTTAATATTTCAACTTTTGGTGGTACTGTATATCCTGCTCCAGGATTTATGAGTAAAATTTTATCTATAGAGCTACCATTTCTTGGTGGTCTATATGTCATAATTGCAACTGCTGATGCGTCTGTTCCACCAACAGGTGCTTTTTCAATACGAATTGTTGGAGTTGTCAAATACCCAGTTCCATCATTAATTAGATCAATATATTGAAGAGAACTTGGTGATGGTAAATTTGAAATACTTGCAGATGCAGCAGTTGCACCGGAACTTACCATTGTAATTGTTTGAATATACCCAAACTCTTGAACAGATTTATCAACTTCTTCAATTGTTGTTGAGATATTTTCATCCTCATATTCAAATATCTCACACTTTAATTGATAAACATATAAATTATTCAATTGGTAAAATGGCTGTTTTCCTTCTACATACTTAATTTCAAACAAAGAATTGTCAAGAGGAAAATAAATAAGGTCTCCTTCCTGTGGTCTTGTTGCAACTTTTACTTTTTGGTCTGAAACCAAAAATGGAGAAATAAAATCTTCATACCTTTCTTTTGATATAATTAAATTTAATTCATCTGTTGTCCTTACTCCAAATTTACTTAAAATATCACCCTGTCCCCCAAAACCATCAAAATTCATTACATATGCTTCTATTCTAAAACTATCGTCAAATTTAGAAACAATTGCCTCTTTGATGATAGATTTTTCATTAATTAATTTTCTTGGCATATAAACAACATCTTGTCCATACATTCTCAACTGTTCATTGATTAAATCTTGAACAAGTCTTTGTTCACTTGAAGATCCGTGTAAAAAATAAGGATTTAATGGTGTCATTATCCGATCATATCCATAGGTGGTAATTCGTATTCATTATGAAGTTGCTCTTCAAGTTTTTCTAATTCTAAAATTGCATCATCATATATTTGTCTTCCATTTAAAGAAATACCTCCTGGAAGCTGAACACCATTAAATTTAATGAGATTTTGTCCCCACTGTTTTTTGATAAGTGAGGTTAAATATTTTTTTAACCACCAATCATTATAAACTTTCGGGAAATCTGATGGATCAACAATTCTAAAACAATCAATGATAATGTAACTATTATCATTGACCATAGCCCAGTCAATATCTAAGTATAGTCTATGTTGTTTTTTGTTGAATCTCAATTGAACATCTGGAGTAATGATTCTGCTAATATCTTCAAGGTGAGTTTTTACCATTGCATAATTCAATAAATCCAATGCCCCATAATAATACAGATCGTTTAAAAATAATTGATATTTTATATTAAATAATCCGCTAGATATGGTATTTGCATCTGACTTAAAAACATTAAATACTCCAATTACAGTATCTGGTAATTTTATAAAATTATTTGATTCCTGAAAAGAAATTGCTGTAATTCCAACACCACTAGTTGCAGTGGTTGTAGAAACTCCTGTTCTTATTGTGGTTTTTTCTTCGGGAGTTAATTTGTGTTTTAAATATACTCTTTCTATTCCATCAAAATGCCTTTCATTAAAATATTGAATTGCATCGTCAACCAAATCATCAATTTGATCTTCATCAACGTTTATTTCCAAAACTGGATAACCAAGTTTTCTTAAACAATAATCAATAAGTCCTTGTCTAGTTGATGGTTGAGCCATTTCTTATACCGTTGTTGTAATTCCTGGTGTAACCAAAGCACTTCCTTCAATTACCCTGGTTTTTATTCCTGACGAATCATTTTTTAGTAAAACATCATAAGAATATCTTCCTGGTTTCAATGTTGCAGTAATCGTAGATGCCAAAGAAATAACTACTTGTCCTTGAGTTGGAGGATAAATGATAGAAGTATTAAAATTTGCTGCTGTAGATAAAGATAGTGGACTTTTTTTGAGCATTGAATAAACACTATAATTAGTCAAATTAAAAGCAGAATCTGATTCATCACTTTCAAGAAAAAATGATTGACTAAAATCAGACCCAGAAGGAATTACTATATTGACTACGTATATAGACATTATATTAAAAAACTTTTATTTTATAGTATTTATGAATGATTGCTCATTAAATCTTTCAATAACTGTTTAATTTGTGATAATTCATTTTTCAGATTTTCTATTTCTTGTTTTTCATTCAAAGATTCATTTTTTAATTTTAAATATTCTTGATACTCATAGTCATTGCAATTTACAATTGCATTACTTGTTTCATCCCTATAAAGTCCTTTATGTCCTTCTACTGGAATCATATCGTTGCAATTACACGAAGATCTTTGATTTTTGGAACATATGCCTGGTTTGTTCCTGTCATAATTATTTTTATTTGAAAACCATTAAATAAAGGTAAATTCTTTGCAGTAAATTCATAGTTTCCAAAGTCATTTGATGTATTTGAAGATTGAACAAATCTATCTGGATTGCCACTATTTTTTGAAGAATCTATAATATTTCCATTAGAATCTAAATTATCATAACCTGGGAATAATTCCCATATCTGTTGTTCATCTGGAGTGTCATTTCTTAACAGTCTGTATAATACTCTTATATCATTAGATGAATGTTTATAGGCATCAAATAGTACTTTCAAATTATCTGATGATTTCTCTAATTTTACAATTCTGGAGAGATAAATGGCAGAATTTGGATCTCCAGTTAATTGATTCACTCTCGGATCAGTTAGATAATTTCTGATTGGATTATCAATTCTATTCATAGTTGTAGTTAAACTCACACGTTCCAAATCAATTACAGGAGAAACTTTTGAATCATTTGTTTGTAGATCCAATTCTAAAGTTAATGATTTTTTCCCAGGTAAAGAATTTAAATAGAAAGTTTCATTGACCTTAGAACAAATCATTTTCATTTCTCTAAATTCATTATTTGAATTTAGAGAAATGTTAGTAAAACCAGAATCAATGAATGACAATTCAGTTCCATTTACGCTAGTTGCAGATGTTGTTCTTAATTTTGCATCAATTGAAGTTGTGTCTGGTATCATAGTACCAACATTTGCTCTTATGATATTGAATGCAATATTTTGAGTTGCTTTTGGTCCATTTAAAGAATTGGTTTGGGGTGTTGTGTATAGATATGTTCCACAAGATTTTGATTGATTAAAAAATAATTCTGGATATGAATTTGAATTTCCAGTTGTCCTATCCACTCCAAATTTTGAAGAAGTATCTAATTTCAAATAGTAAGAATCAATTTCAATAGGATAATTTAAAGTATCAACATCAGTAAATGAGTGAGTTCTATTGATTCTTCTTAAGGAAACACCATTTAATTCATACTTAAATACCAATGATTTTGCTTTATGTAGTGTTGGTATTGTTCCATCTATTCCTCTTCCTCCAGAAATTCCGGTCAGTGAATTTCCAGAAACATTAGTGTATTTGATTATCTCTTGGTCAATTAAAATATAACCTGGGTTATTGGGACCAACTGCAACATTTTCAAATGTTGCAAATACAGAACCAGAAGATACTGAAATATTTTCAACAGAAGTGGAAGAGTAATCGCTAGTCAAAGATTCTGGAGAATAATCCGATTCAATTCCACTTAAAATGACCTGGTTATTTGCTGCATACATTCCGTGATTGTTGTGATTTACTTTAAAATACAATCCATTAGTTATTTCCAATGAACTAGTAACAACTGCACCAGTAATCTCAGACCCATTATTTGTCAATGCAGAAGAACCAGATGTATTTACTTTTCCTTGAATATTTTCAACAATTATAGAATTAAAGGATGAAATAATTCCAACATTATTTGGAATAGTTAAAATCAAATTCTTTCCAAAACCATCTGTTTCCGTAGAATTGACAGTCAAAGTGTCTCCAACGGCATATCCAGAACCACCTTGAGTGATTGTTGCTGCAACTGCAACACCACCAGATACTGATAGATTTACTTTTGCATTGTTTCCAAATCCTGTGAGTGTTTTCAAATTTATATTTGAATACACTTTTGGTCCACTTGTAAACCCAATTCCGGGATTAGTTAAAGTTAAATTGGAATTAATACCAATTGAACCAACGATTGATTTTAATTTTCCTGTAAAATTAGTATTTGATGTTTGACTTATTGTATTTCCAACAACCAAAGAAGTTTGTTGTGCAGAAGACAAACTTGTTCCAATGCCAACTAATGCCGAATTTGAATAAGCATTTATTGGGTTGGGTCTCAATGAAACTATCTGATTATTTCCAATAGATAATTCTGGATTATAGAATTTAATTGATGTTGGAGAAGTTGTAAACTCTGCTCTATATAAAGTAAATTTTAAGTCTTCTAATTGACTTGGTTCCCAAGTAGATCCATTTTGTGATTTAAATAAAGAACCAAGAGTTGGTTGTTGACTTACAATTATTTTTTCGGAATCTGGTTTATTAATTGTTGAAATGTCAGTTTCTCCCATTCTTGAAATCCAAACATTATAAGAATT